CTGGCCTATTTTCTCCTCGAACGCCTCGATCTGCTCTTCGACTGTGGGATCGTCCTCGCCGCCCGGCTGTATCTTCTCGACATGGTAGTAGTACGCCATGTTCGCCAGTTCTCGGATGGTGAAGTCGGTAACGCGGTGCCCTGACCAGAGAAGCCTGCCCTCGAATACCGGAAGGTAGGTTACGATCCAGCGGAAGAGGGTCAGGACTGCTTGGTAGGGCGTCCTGAGATTTTCTCCAGGGCCTCGGTGATGACGTCCAGCAGCTCTTCCGCTTCCTTGTCCTCGTCCAGTGCGTAATCCTCGAACCTCTGCCAGTCTTCCCTGTGGATGAGGCTCTTCAGGAGCGCGTAGATAGCCGCGAGCGCACGCGGGTCCTCAGAGGAAAGCTCGGAAGCGGCCGACCACTTGAACATGGCCAGTGCGCCGATCTTCTCGCGCAGCCGGAACTTCTCCTCGCCCAGGCTCACGTAGTCGTACTTCTTCTTGTTCTTCCCGACTATCTTTCCCTCTACCGTGGCGTCGGTAAGGGCGTCGTCTTCCACCTGGGAAAGCTGAAGCGCGGCAAGCTCGCGGTCTTCTTCAGCGGAACTGTCCTCGTGCTTCGGATCTGCCTCTATAGCCCTGCGTGTGGCCATTAACGTACCTCCTGCGCGGAAGCCTATCACAATGCAGGAATAGCGAAAGCCCAGTTCGCCATTGAACTGGGCTTTCGCTGAAAGGGCCGGCTTAGGTTCCGGAGATGCCGCTGACCGGGTACTTGGTGATCTTGCTGGAGGCATTCCAGCTCGACTTCAGGCTGACCGCAGCGGAAACGCCGCCGGAAAGCGAGTAGTCGGGAAGGATCTGCCCGAAGAAGTACTGGCCGGGGTTAGCGCCCTGGGACCCGAGGGTGCTCGGGTAAAGGTAGAAGTTCCTCGGCTGGCCGTCCTGAGCGGCAATGTAGGTCTGCGCGGTAGCGGTGTCGAAGAACCCGGAGAAGTCACCGGAAGCGTCAGGCAGTCCTGCTACCCAGATGAGGTTAGTGTCACCCATGCAGGTAACGTCAACCTTCGCAACGGAGAAGTTAATGCTCCAGTCGGAAAGGAATGCCATGGGGCTGGCCGCATCCGACGGGTTAACGCCGAGATAGACGATACCGTTGCGCCCGTGGATACGCGACAATTCGGCCTCCTAGATAGGTCTGTACATTCCCAGGATAAGAGGCCGCTGGTTAATGTGCTAGTCCCGTTCCAGCCGATAAGGCTGAATCTGGAAATCAACGAGCAGGGGCTTCCCGGTCAGCGCCACTATCGTGCAGCGGTGATGCCCGTCTATCAGGTTCCCGTCGTCTCCCAGGGATATCACGGTGCCGTGCATTTCCTCGAAGTGCCTTAGCATCCACAGCAGGCGGCGATGGCGGACTAGGTCCTGGGAGGAGTTCTCCAGGAAGAAGGCGGCTTTCACCGGGCCCAGCCATGTCACGGTTAAAGCTTATGAAACCACTGCCCTGCAACTAGCTAAGTTTAGTAGCGGAAGTAGTAAAGCTTTACAGCAGCCCGTGCTTTTCCATCTCGGTCATAAGCATGGCCGCATGATTATCGAAAGTACGGTCCTCGACAGAGCCCCTGGCCTTAAGCCCTAGTTCTTCGCGCCGCCCTTCGTCTGTCAGGTACCAGCGCAGAAGATCAGCGGCTTCCTCGATCGTCTTGAACGTAGGCAGGAACGGGAACAGCTCGTCGGACTCGCCCCGGGGATCGCGCAGCCAGGGGATTCCGCACGCTGCCATCTCTACCTCGCGCGGGCCTATAGCCCAGCCTTCGCCGTAATGGGCTTTCTCTGACTCGCGGCGGTAGAAGTTGATGCCGAGCCTTGAGCGCCGGTACGTGTTAGCGGTCTCCAGGTTGTCTACGGCCTCGTCTCGCGGATGGCCCACGTAACGGAGCAGGGGAGAATTGTCCAGGTGCTCTCCGTCCCAGGCAGCGCCGCCCAGGGCTATCTTCATCTTGCTCACGTCCAGGGCGGTGAACAGTTCCTCGAAGAACTCCATCCTGGACTTGAACATGGTCCCGATGAAGGAGAAGTCCAGGTCTTTCTTCCCGTCCGTGGCGGGGTAGTGAATATCCGGGTCGTAAGCGTGCGGCATGTACATCGACGGGGCGAGCTGGGCGTACTCCTCCAGGTTCACCGGGTCGTTGAGCAGGTTAAGCGTCGCGTACTGCGATCTCATCAGCTGCTCGTCGTCCTGGTAGGGGGACTCGGTATGTATGATTACCAGCTTGTGCCGCCGCTGCCTGATCAGGTCGAATACCCATGCCGGGGTGAAGAACGCCGAGACGAATACCACCATGTGCGGGGACACCGTGTACAGGTCATGGGTAAGCCCCTGCATTGCCGCGACTACGGCATCTTCCTTGGTCATCGCGTTCTTGAACCTGGGCTGGCCGCATTCCTTGCACGGCGGGTCCTCGCTCCTGAAGTCAGGGATAGAGGTCTGGCTGTAGAAGCTCAGCCGGTCGTTGGTATTGAACACGTGCACGAGGTGGCCCTGCTTCTCGAACGCCTTCCTCCACCCGTTGAACACGTCGGCAACCGAGAACTCGGGACCAGGGTGAACCATAAGCACTCTGATGTTAACCAGCTCCTGCCAAGAAATCTTCTAGGGTCTTACTGCCCTTAGCCAGGTTGCAGGGGGGACAAGCAGGAAGAACGTTACTCAGGATATCAGGTCCCCCGAGTACTAGAGGCTTTACGTGATCGATATGCCAGCCAGGCTGGAGTTTTTCAAGACAGAGATAGCAGATACCGTTTGTCAGCGCGAAAACTTCGGCTCGGGTGTAGGACTCGTGGGGAACTGTGGCTTTCCTCGCACGCCGTGCTCGCCTGTGCTCTCCCTTAGTTTCGGGGTTGGCGGCTCGGTATGCTGCGAGATAGCCTTCACGCCGCTTCTTAATTTCTTCCTTATGTGCTGCGTAGTAAGCTCGCTGCGATTCTCGTATATCTGTTCGATGGGCTGCGTAGTACTGCTGGCTGTAGTTTGTATCTTCCAGCCAGCGCTTCTTGTACCGACTGAACCGCTCTAGCTGCTGGGCGTCGCGGTGGTTACGGTCCTTATGTCCTTGCGTTAGAACACACGGACGGGCAGTATCGCCCTTGATTAGATATCCACACAGTATTCGCATCTGGCCCCTTAAAACCTGTCCGGGCAGGCTTCCCTGAACGCGGCGACTACGACATCGTCATCCTGGAAGCGCTCAAGGCTCTCGCCCTCAGTATCCCAGTCCTGGCCCAGGGCCTCTATCAGGGTGACGAGGATGTTCTTCCGGGTACTGTCCCACAAGTGCGACCTCTGCAGTTCCTCGCACACCGGGTCGAAGATACCGCTCGCGCCGGCCCAGCCCATTATGCTAGATCCTGGGTAACTGAGACGTTAACGGTGACGCGCCCCTGGAAGTACATCTGGCCGGCGACCTCAACGTCACCGTAAGCCTGCACCTGCAGTGCCTCGCACCATTCCACGAGTCCCCCGAGAGTGGGGTCGTGGTTAAGGGCAAGGGGAATAGACACGACAGTGTCAGACGGCTCCAGCCCGAGGTACTGGTCTACCTGCTCCTGCGCCCTTTCAATAGACGGGGCACGGGACACGAAGACGGCGATCACGAAGTTAAGCTCGACGGGCGCGGGAACAGCGTGAGCCAGGGCTGCGAGGGAATCTCCCATGGTGATGCCGTACCTGGCGTAAGGAAGCCCGGGGAGGATAGCGGCCATCGGCGGGTTAACCTGGTCAGGCATCCTCGGCCTTACCGTCAGCCCTGTCTGCGACTGCAGCTGCGCGGCGAGCGCGTTCCTGACTTCCGATACGCTAGCCATGAGCGAGCAGTGTCTGGAAGAGCAGGGCGGTAAAGGTAAACGACTCCTTGCGGCTGAAGCCGACCTTACGGAAAGCCTTGTAGTTACCGCGCAGGTACCGGGCAAGGCTCGCGGTGTTCTCGTTCTGCATTTCCCTCAGCGCCTGGTCCATCGTGTCCTGAAGCTCGCGCTCAGTTGCCGGGTCTACTGGCTTGTCACTATCCACGTCACCTGCCATGCCTCGTCTATCTCGGATTCCAGCGGAACTATTTCGCCCCAGCTTATCACCTTGCCTTCCGGCATGAGCACCGCGCAGTGATCTGCCTTCCTGCCGTCTACCATGACCTCGAATCCGACGATATCCCCGGGCTCTGCGTTTTCCGGCGGCATTACCTGCCCGTACTCACTCAGGCTTACCCCTGGCCACAGGTCGTAGTAGTCAACGTGGTTCAGGGACTTTGCCACGGAATCCCGGTAGGCCAGGCACTCCACCTGCTCGTCGGTTAGCCGGAATCCCGTCTGCAAGAGCAGGTGGTTGGCTATGGCGACTGCCACGCAGTTCTCTACGCTCTGGTCGTTCCCGGCTGTTATCCATTGCGTACTCGCAAGAGTTTCGTGACGCTCTCCTGCTGCCTTCCTGGTCTTCGACGCGGGCTTCTTAGCAGGAGGCAGCTTGACCTTCGGGGACACGCGGGCCGCAGCCGCCGCCCCTGCCCTCGCGCCGATCGCCGCGTACTTAGACGGGTGCCTGGGAGTCGCTGCCTTCTTCGGCACGGGCTTCGGCTTCAGCTTCTTCCGGGCCAGCATCCGGGCAACTGCCCTCCGGTTAGCCGCCACCGTGGCGAGGCCCGAGATGAAAGCCGCCTGCTGGTAGGTGTACACCTGGGTCCTGCGCGCGTACCCGGCTGCCTGGGCGGCGCGGCTCCTCAGCCTGATGACAGCCTGCTTGCCGGAGGCAGGCCTGACGCGCTTCCCGCTCCGGTTGAACCTGGCCTTGCTCCTGGCCGCGTTCAGGGCCCTGCGCTGCTGCACTCCCTTTGCGTTCTGCACGGCCCTCGCCCTGACGGCAGCTGCCCGGGACGCGACGACTGCCTTAGCGACAGCTGACTTGGCGGCAGCCTGGTAGGCCTTGTTCTGCGCGGGAGTGTACGAGGTCTTCGCCTTTGACTTCGAGGCCTGCACATTTGCCTTCTTAGGCGCGGCCTTCTTAGCCGGAGCCTTCGCTGCCACTGAACCCCATCTTCCTCTTGCCGAAAGCCCCGATGGCGTCCGGGGAGATCTCAAGGTGCGCGCCGTTGGTGCCGTGCGGGTCTTGCGGAATGTGCTTGAAGTCCTCTTCCTCGTCACCTTCCTCTGCGGACTGACTGGCCAGCTTCATGGTCACCCGGGTCATGCTGGTTTCCCAGACGAGTAGCCTGCTGCCAATTCCGAAGATGAACCTCATGAGGCCTACTATACGTTCAGCTGGACGACAATAGCGCCGATGTTGAAGGTAAGAGTGTCTCCTAGGTTAGTGACTACGCCTGTTGTAAGATCACCCCACCACCAGCGGGTCGGGGCATTGTCGTAGATGGAAGCGGAAATTACCCCGCTGCCGCCGACCGTAGGCATGTTGGTCTGAGTGACTGCAGCTCCGGTATTGGTAACAGAAGCGATGCCGCCAGAGTAAGCACCTGCGCCGAAGGTAGTGTTGATGGTACCGAGGGAAACTCCTCCGGCAACGTAGCTTCCGCCCGAGATCTCAGTTCCGTCAGCGGTCTCGCTGGCTGCCGTGGACATCAGCTTGATCTTACCTACGGTCCCGCTCCAGGGGGAGATAGTGCTCTTGCCTATAAGGGCCTCGATAACATCGATAGCCTTGGTGGAATCCATGCCGCTAGCCATAACCTATCCTCCGTTCGAAATAATAGACACGACCTGCGAGGAGAAGTTAATTAGGGAATCCGCGAGGATGTACATTCCTATCCGGGTCTCGCTAGTGCCGTCGTCGGAGGGTACCGTTACAGACTCCCCAGGCTGCAGGAAGATACCTACTGTAGCTGGGTTGCTAGTAAGATCTTCGGTACTGCTTGCTTCATTTACGTGCAGAACACACGGCCCCTGGTTGTATATCCTCACCATCCCATCTGTACTGTTGAGTGCACTCCAGGTGCCTGCACTTCCTCCTACGAAGTCGGCGGCGGTAAGGTTGATGACCTTGATACTCACTACTTGCCCTTCTTCAGGACCACGGACTTGCCATCGGGGCCAGGAGGGTTCTCCTGAATCCAGCTGACAAGCTCGTCGTAACGCTTCTCCCCGCTGGCGGTAAGGATCTCGTGGCAGTGGCCGCTCGGGCAGCTCTCACTGTCCCTGCAGCAGTCCATGTGCCTGGACTGTACTGTCCCGTCCGCTCCGAGAATATGATGGCGCGGGTCAGTGTCGGACTGGCGGCACTCTACGCACCACATCGGAATTCGCTCGCTGGTCATGCCTGCATCCTATTCACGCTGAAAACTATACGCCAACCTTAGCCGACACGTTAATGTAAGGCCGCAGAAG